CTTACAAGAATGAGACTCATCCCTCAACATTCTCACATTACGCACCAGAGCGTCCATTAGAGACGTCGAATGAATTAGGTATACCTTACGGTCTTCCTCATTAAAGAAACCCGCTATACCTGAATCTGGTAAGTCTAATAAAGTATCTATACGCATATCACATACAGTTGTTATTTTATAGACTTTATACATCGTATTACAACAACTTAATTAAAGATACAATACGCACTACCCCAGCTCAAATATCGCTAACTTTTTGTCAATCGTAAAGACTTAACTTCGATTAACTGTTTCTATAACCCAATACTTGTAAATATGCGGAAGGACTAGACATAGTCAAACATGTCTGCAGAAGTCTCCCTACCCCCCCTCCTCTACTCCTCCCCCCAGGATCTACCCTTTGGCATGGATCTTGCTATGTACCTTTATACCTTGGCATAGACCTTGCATTTGCAAGCGGTATGCCGAGTGTCCTGGCACGGACCTTGCTATATATATTCCTTTATATACATCCCACAATAGCAGCATGACGCTTTTCGTCAGGGGCGTCAACAGGTGTCAACTTCTTGGTCACCTTTTGACCCTGGTGGCCTAGTGATTTCAAGGGGTTAGCGTTGGCACGGGGGGTGCAACCTAACCTGGCATGTCCGGCACGGTGTCGGACGCAACCCACAAGGGGAACACATGCGCAAGTCTATTGAACTGAGAGCCCGTCAAACATTACTCGCCGCAATCGAAGATATTTACGTCTATGGTGTTAAAAACGCAATCGAAGATCAAACAATCGAAGAAAAAGAAAAGGAAGCCTTTGAAAAGACTCTGAAATCCGAACTCAGAACGATGCTTCAAGCCTTGAAAGACTGATCTTCTCCCCTCGCCAAGGATGGCGAGTCTCTCCTTCAACCTCCGAGTCTCTCGGAGATTGAATGAGGGATGCCTGAAAGACCCTCAACTGAAAAATCAGTGTTTAAGAAGTAGACAAGTGACTGACAAAAAATGTCACTCGAAAGCTGAACCCCCGATAAAACAAACCCCCACGATGGCATGAGACTAGCAAAGTCGGAAACCAAGAAAGCGAGAAAAAAAATCATGGCTCTCTGATTCGGCGCAAAGTGTGGCGCGTATTCTTAACACACTTTAAACCTTCGCCCCACTAGTTTATGGCTCGATGCGGAATAACCGCTGGAACCCGTCACGGGAACGGGAGAGTGCGACTAGGTACGGAAAGGCGTTAACGCACGGGTGGACCGATCTAATCGGCTTACTACCGTCCCATGCGAGGCAATAAATCCACGGGTTAGAACTATGGGGCGAGGATACCTCGCGAGATAGGCTAAGCTCGGCATGCCGTATAGATATACGCGGGGCAACCCTAGCGTCCCATACATGGGGCGAAGCCCTAGCCTACGGGCTAGGCATTAAATCCGGAGAGAGAGAATCTGGTAGGTGGGAATCAACCCTGAGAGCTGATACCGCGAGAATATACGGGGGCTGTTAATGTTCCGAAACGCGCCTTAGTCCCAACCTGAAACTTAAAAAGTTATGGGGAGGGTTTTTAAGTAGGCGCGTCGCATGAGAGTGGCTCTCTCATGCCTGATGATGGAAAGCCAATAACGTCCAAACAAAAGGAAAATAAAATGTCAATCTTGAAAACCGTTTCCCCTGAAGCATTTGCTCTTGAGTTTCAGCAAGAAAGACTCCGAGAGTTAGAAGCAGCGGTCGAGCGCCTAAAGGCTCAAAAAGCCGCACTCGAAAAACGCACACGCCAAATGTCCCGGCATATTGTAATCCAAGAGAGTAGTTTTAAGGGTCATCCTATGCTCAACTTTGTAACCGCAAATAGGGACGGAAGTCTCCCTGAAAAACTGACCAAATGGAATAGTAAAAATGTAAGTCTCTCTAAAGTGCGCCTTATTCTAGAAAACCTTGACGTAGCCCGCGCCTTTGTGGAAAAGCATAAGGACGCATCCGATTCCGAAGAATAATAAAAAAAAGGAGAAAATCTATGAACGACTATATCACGATCGAAGAACTTGAAGAGTTGTTGGGCTTCCCTGTATCCATCGACGATTGATTCCGAAACGCGCCAGGGATAGGCGCGTAGTATGGAGTTGGTTACTCCATGCCTGATGATGGAAAACCTATAAAAATAAAAAGGAAATAGTATGTCAGAGTTTGAACATTACACTGGTTGCAAAAGAAAAGATCCCCTAAACTGTAGTGCGTGCGCTTTAACTACAGGAGGTGAGGAAGGGCCGAACTATGCGGCGTGGCCACTTGCTTATCTTATCAACAATAGACCTATCCCTAAAGCGTGGCATGGCGCACTGAAAAGAGAGTTAGAATCTAGTAATGTAGCATATGTTCAAAACTTAAAAGCCCACCTGGAGAAAAAAGGCTATGTCATCTAAGGGTACTATTGGAAAACCGTCTAACGTCTACGATATTAAAACTGGTAAACCTATTGAAATCAAACCTAAGAAAATCAGAAAGGCGATTTGATATGAAAGAAAAAGCATTCGGTTTTTTCATGACGGTTTTTGGTGTAGTAACTTGGTTTGCTCTCGGTCTTTATGTTTTCGCTGTAGTTACTAGTCCTTTAATCCGATAACTATGAAAGGAATAATATGAGCAACATTATTATGACTGTCACTCAACAAGGCGGCCAGTATGGTAATAAAAGATTGTCACCTACAGAACATAAAAATATCCTTAAATACAGAACGATTCTAAAATCACTTCAGGCATACAGAAATGATCCTGTAGTTTCCACTTCGATTAGCAATCTCCGAAATATTGTAACAGCTTTGCGCGGCGTAACTAAGGATAAAATCTATACAAAATATCTTCTCAAAACTAAAAGACACGGACAAACCATCAACGCAACTGCTTATTCAAGAGCCGAAGCCCTTTCAGAACTCAGAGCACAAATCCGAAGTCATAGACAATCATATAAGTATATTAGAGAACAAACCAGATCGATTTATCTTGGGGATGAATCCTTTCACTATCAAAAAGTCGGCGGTGTGCACAAATATCCCGGCGATTACATTAACGCAATGAGGATGAAGCGGAGTCTTGAGGTTTATAAAAGTAAGAAACCCTTAACTTCAGAGGAACATCTTGCTGTAGAGATTGAATGTTTTGCGCCTATCTCGCGCTCTACCCTTGGCACTATGTTCTTTGAAAAGGGTTTGTCTAAATATCTCACCTTGAAAGATGACGGTAGTATCAGGCCCGATCCTAACTGTACTTCTTTCGAGATTGTTGTTTGTGCTAGTAAATCTGAAATGCTCAGAGTCTTAGCTGATGTTTGTCAGATTCTTAGCGAAGCTGAGGCTAGGGTTAACAAATCATGCGGGCTCCACGTTCACTTAGATATGCGAGGTAAATCCAGAGAAGTAATCGAGCGCATCTTTTCTAACCTTGTTTCTTCTTCTAAAATGTTGTATCGTATGATGCCACCTAGTAGACTCAAGGGTACAAACGGTTACAATCAATACTGTAAACCTAATCGTTTCAAGGACTTTGAACGTAACCGTAAGGATAGATACCAAGGTATCAACGCTTGTTCTTATAACCGTCACACAACGCTTGAAGTTAGACTCCACTCTGGCACTGTAGACTTCACTAAGATTGCTAACTTCATCCTTATCTTGGATAAGATTGCGAGTCATCCTGAAGTTATCAGACGTTCAGCGACCACTGTTTCAGGCTTCGTGAAACAATGGGGTTTATCTTCTGGCCTTGGCGGTTATATTGAATCTCGTATTGAGAAGTTCAAGGCTGCCCATGAATCAAACGATCTTAACCGTGAAGAATAACCCTAACAAACAATAAGGAGATATTTATATGTGCAAACTATTTATGATTGCTGGAATCACTAACGAAACTCGTAACAAAGCATGGGAACTAACGATTGAAATGGCTGGCATTATGGGGGAAACGATGCGTGATGGCATCGGGTATGCAGCTGTTACAGAATCAGGCGAGTTGTTTGGCGAACGCTGGCATAAATCCGAAGAAGCGTTCGATGTTCGCGGTGAAGTTATTCAAGAAACGCAAGTCGAAAAGCGTATTAAATCTAGCTTCGGCAAGGCTCTCACCATGAGAGAAAAACCTAAGCGTTATAACTCTTTCGGCGATGAGTTTAGCTGCATCGAAGATCTATGCGATACTACTGCGGCTATTGCTCTTCACGGTAGGTTTGCTACTTCATCCCGCGATTTTAAGAATACACATCCGTTTGTTGTTGACGATACTTCACTTGTTCACAATGGTGTTATCCGCAACGCTGATAAACTTAATCGTATGAAGCAATCCACTTGTGACAGCGAAGTTATTCTCAATCTATATAACGAGAAGCAAGTGTCTCGTTGGGCTTCTAACATTCAGGGAGTTGTCGATGAACTCAGAGGTTATTTCGCTTGCGGTGTTTTCACTCGCGATGCCGATGGCAATCGAGTGATGGATATCTTCAAAGACGATACGGCTCAGTTGTTCGCTGCCTACATCAAAGAACTAAGTACGATTGTCTTTGTCACTAACGTGTCCGATCTTGAACTTGCTTGTGAGATTGCCGATCTTACGATTGACTCAGTGTTTAAGGTTGAGGCTGGCAATCTTATTAGGTTGAATCCTGTAACCGGAGTTGTCACAAGTATCACGGACTTCGATCATTCTCTCGCGTCTCAGCAAGTTGTTTCCACTTGGGCAGCTATGCGTGATCGTGGTAATCAAGACGTTGACAGTGATGGATTTGCAGTTGACCTCGATAAAGTGTTGGGTCTTTAACAGGAGTAATAAAGTATGAGAAAGAAACCTGACTTGTTGCTTGTGGTACATCCCGGAACTGGTACTTTTTTCCCTGTGTCAGAGTGCGTGGTATTTGATTGGGACGACTTAACTGAAGAACAAAAAGATGAGGTTAATGCTTGCGGCGAAATCGACTCTGATGTTTTAGATACCCTTGAACTGAAAACTATTTCCGTTAAGTGAGGTACTTATGAGTAACATTATTAAATGTCCTGAGTGTGACGTTGATGTTCCCGACGCTTGTCAAGATGACCCTACTTATAGCGAGTCTCTTTGCGAAGATTGCGATGCTAAACAAGCTAGGGAAATATATCCTGATTTCTTTAAAGAAAGGATTTATAAAGACATTGTAGATGACTCTACTGAAGGTAAGTTACAGCAAATAGAAGATGCTTACGATAGAGCAGCGTATGATATGGAATATCGTTATCGTTCTTTGTACCACTGATAAGTTATAAGGAGTTATTATGGGCACAACTAATAAACGTAAGTTTCAAAAGCACAAAGTAAATAACTGTTGGCAGCTTGTCACTATCAAAGATCTCGACCTAGCCGTTACGATATTAGGACTTCTCGATTATGGGATGCTACCAGATGAGGTTCATGGATTTGTAAAAGAGTTCCTTGGATTCAAGGTTAGTATGTCCGACATTAAAGAACTCGAAAGACGTAGACAAATGGGAGTTCTTGAATACATCTAATAACTATTATGTATAACTATCTTTCGACCAATGAGAAGCTGGCTAAGTCTAACGTTTATTCTTGGGGCATTCCCGCATACAAATCACAATCGGGTATGATTACTTGTCCCGGTGCTAAGGATTGTATTGTCGGATGCTACGCTAGGAATGGACGTTACGTCATGACTAACGTAAAGCAAGCGCAAGAAAAACGCTTGGCTCTCAGTTTAACCGAGGAGTTTGTCGATGTTATTTGTCAGGAGATTAGTAGACGCAAAGTTGAAAGGCTCAGGATTCATGATTCGGGAGACTTTTATTCACTTGATTATCTGAAGAAGTGGATTAAGATTGCAGAGTTAAATCCTTCCACTCTCTTCTATGCTTATACGAAGATGTTGCCTCTGCTAAATCTCGTTACGTTTCCATCTAACTTTGTCATTATTAAATCGTTCGGAGGCAAGTGGGATAGCCAAATCAACACTGAAACTGATAGACACTCTAAGGTTTTTACCACTATTGACGCGCTCAAGATTGCAGGATATCAAGACGTTAGCGTTACAGATGATCTAGCATTCTCGGGCACCAATAAAGTGGGTCTTATCTATCACGGAAGTAAAGCTAAAGCTTGGAGCGCGTAATGAATGAGTGTGAAGTTTCCCATAAGGGAAAACCTTTGCTTATCAAATATACCTTTGAGTCTATTGATGATTGCTATCAACCTCACTACTCAATCGGAGTTGAGATTGTTGATATCATTGATCTTACAACAAACGAAAGATGGGAGGATTATTCTCATGCTGATTTAGATGAACTGAGTGTTGACATCGCAACAAAAATAGCAGACGAAGATGCGTCTGTTGATTTTTAGTCCCGACCCGCCCACCTAAAAGTTGTGGGGGAGGTTTTATGAGGTGGCATGGATGCCTGTACTTATAACACTATCCGCGTTTACTTGGTTTTTAATCAAAACAAAAATCGGGAGGTTACTCGGGTTAGTCATAGCTAAATACGTATTAGCAAACCCTTTCTTTTGGATTTTCTTAATGATCTTATTTGTTAAGTTAAGGTAAATAAGTATGCGGGTTTATTTTGAAACAGATATTTATGGTCAAGAAGTAACAATCGGTGCGACTGCCGCCGATGTTAATGAATACTCGGAAGCACTCGATCTTCGTATTAGAGTGATACTCCAAGACGGCCGTTCATTTCCACTTTATAAATACGTTGATGATCCTGATGAAATCGAAAGGATTACACAAGCTTGTTTAGATGAGTTGTATGGTAATAAATACGAAGGAGGACTTTACCTTGAATAAAGATAAACAGTTTAGAGAAGTTATGGGTTGGTTGGACGCTCTCACCGTTGCGTGTGAGCAAGTTGTTTATGAAACGGACGCCAGTCTTATTGAACCTTTCGAGTTGGTTAATCTCGTGAATGTCAGGCTTCATATGGAAGATATTACTTCTAAAAATAAAGAAAGTAAATCCCGTTCTGAACCTAATCTAGTTCTACTACCGAATAAGAAAAATAAAAAAGATGATACGCATTAAGTATAAAAAGATCGGTAACTATCTAGTTACAACTAAATGTTTTTCAACAAGAACTCATGAGGATTTAGTTTATGGAGCAATCGAACTTAGCTCGTTTCGTTGTTTTATCGTTGAGCAGAGTGTTCCTCGCGCTGTCAGTGAGCTTTCTTCTTTTAACCCTTCCGACGTTTCTAATGGATCTTCTCTGGTAGACGCTAAGAAGAAACTGAAATCACTTCTAAATAGTCATGGTGTTTATTTCGATGTTGAAGTAAGAAATCCAAGGGTGAGTGATGAAGAAGCTATCCAAAGTTAAAGCAATGACTGTTCTACTTTATGACACTATGATTCTAAATGTGAGGAAACCAAGAATCTATTTCATGCGTATCTTGGAAGTGAACGAACGAGAGTTAGCTAGACCCATCGATTTCTTGAGGGCTAACAACCTAGTCAAATCGTATGGTGGGAATATGAATGGAGGTATCGAGAAGATCAGAGAGATTAGTCTTGATAATCTTTGTTTGCTTCTTGGTATTCAAGTTAAACCTTCAGACGAACTGATTCAAGAATGCGAGGCGCTTGTAGATGAAACACGACAACTTCATGTTTGCGACGTATGCAACGAGTCTGTGCCTTATGTTAATAGCGATTATATCTGCGTGGGTTGCCTTTCTCTGACCGACTTGGACATTAGCCAAGTTCGCACAGCTAGATGCGGTCATAAGTCAAATACGAGATATTTCAGCTGCAATCAGTGTAAGGAGTATCTTGAAGAAGAAGACGATCTCGAATACTCGATTGGAGCTTTCCACAGCGGAGGTCCAAATGATTGAAGTTGGCGATAAGGTAATCTATTCCATCAATGGTATCGGTCAGGTGGGTGTTGTCCTCAGAACAGAAACGAAAACCATCTCCGGTAAGGCTACTGATTTCTTTGTTGTTAAACTGAACAACTCGCTTATTGTGTATCTTCCTAGACAGTTTAATGATATTAAAATCAGATCGTTGTCCAACAACATCAATATGGAAGCAGCCATTTCCATTCTAAAGGACGACAGTAACGCTGAACATACTATCCATCCTCGATGGGATCGGTGCGTTGCTGAAGCCAAGGCAATGCTTGGTTACAGTGCCCCATTGTTTGGTCAAGCTGAGTGTATCTCTTATCTGAGAAAGATTAAGAGTAAGCGAAAGCTTAGTCTGCAGGAAACGAATCTTCTACAGGAAGTAAGGGATTCTTTTCTTTCCGAAGTAAGTGAGATCGTAGGTAAGTCTAAGTCTGCTGTTGAAACTGAACTGAAACAATATCTTAACTAAAGGATCAATATGAAACTGATTATTGAAGTTGACCATGCTAATGTTTTTCTTATCAGGTATTCACTTGAGAACGAACTTAATCGACTGAAGGGTAGAGCTGAAATGAATAAGAATGATTATGGGATCATCCCAGATCAATATACCCTTGGTGATATCGCTAGGCTTGAAAAGGTTATTCGAGACATTGCTAACGCTAAAGCTAAGTTCGTTGACTTCGACGAAGAACATTTGAACAACACGAGTACAGAATCACAGCAAGTCGTAGATGACATGCCATTCTGATATTTGACTCTATTCTTTGGATATGGTAGTTACTTTAACCAGAGAACGAAATACAGTAACTAAGCGAGCGTATTAAACGCGAGCTGATTCGCTAATCCGATATGGTTGTTAGGGGAGAACTATGCCAGCAGTTAACCGTCTTCGTGTTCTTGAAGTTAATGGTGTGCCCTTTGTAGGTAATACTTCTATTCTTTCGGAGTGTAAGCAATTCATTCATTTGAATTGGAATGGTTACGCTGACCGTATCTTCAAGGCATCGGATATTCTGAATGGCGGAGTTCACATGAGTTGGTATCGACCAATGGATAAAGGTGGGTTCTCTCTGTTCGGAGTAGATAAGGATGGTCAGGTTATTTGTGCTATGGTATTAGAAGAGGATGAAAAGAGTGGCTCTAAGATTCTAGTGGGTCTAGCAAATGAGTGTACCCCTTTTTACTATTTCGCAGATTAAAAGTTAAGGAACCTACTATGGTTATTAATAAAAAACCAAATGGATATGTAGTCACTATTAAGCTTAATCGAAACGATTCAATTGTCGGACATGGTAAGACAAAGGACGAGGCAATCGAAGCTGTCATTAAATCTATGACTAAAAAGATTAACTCTCTTGAAAAAGAAGTTAAATCCATGTATAACTTTCAAAGGTATGTAAGAGCAGTCGTAACCGGTGAAGTGGGCTGTTAACAGATTAAATCGAAAGGCGAATAGTATGGAAAATAATATGAATGGAATCATTATGAATAGCAATGTCAATATCATTACTGCAGAAACTGGATACACAAATGTTAGCGAACGGTATCGTCCTGTTCCAACTGCTCCTCTTGCAGAAAAGTTTAAGTCACTTGGTTTTACTGTTGATTCTTTTACTCGCAGAGGTTGTCGTAATGTTAACAAAGTTCCTTTTGTTAAGCATCAGGTTAGGCTTAGTCATTCGGAACTCCTGAAGAACGAGGGCAATAGGGACATCAAGCTTCAGCTGCTTATTAGCAATAGCTTCGATGGTACGTCTGCTCTCAAGATGATGCTTGGGTTCTTTAGGCTTGTCTGTTCTAACGGTCTTGTTGTCGGTACTTCTTACGAGCACTTCTCTCATAGACACGTTGGTAATATTATCGAGGAGGTTGATTCTTCTATTGAACGTATCGTGGCTCAGACGGATCGTCTTCTCTTTGATGTTGATAAGATGAAGTCTAAGACTCTCAACGTTATCGATGCTAGAGACTTCCTTATCGCTGCTGCTAAAATCAAGGATGAGAAGATTCAAGAAGCACTGTTTGAACCTCGCAGAGAGGCCGATACCGCTCTTGATATCTTTACCCTGTATAACGTAGCTCAAGAGGGTATCATTCGTGGTAACACTGAGTTTATCACTGAGACTGGTGAGCGTAAGACCATGAGACGGTTGCGTAATCTGGACGAGATTGAACGTATCAATCGTGAGCTGTTTGATCTCGCTCTCCAGTTTGCAAACGCAGCGTGAGTATGTTATCTTGAATTTAAGACTCATGGATTAGAGTCGCATACCCCGATGGAGTATTACACGGATGTTATGCTCTGTCGGGGTTTTATTATATGCTTAAAATATTTATCACTTGCTTTATTTGGATCGCATGTTTCTTAGTTATGCTACCTCCCGGTAGATCAACTTGGATTGGAGTGATCGCAGGATTCGCTTCTTACCAAGTCTTTATGTATTTCATTTATGATCTTTATGAGGTAGCTTTGGCTATCGTTGAGGCTCTTGCTAAAATGCAAGATAAAGATGTCTCAAAGGTGATTGATGATCTCAAGAAAGAATAAAGTTAACTCTTTTGGTGTTGTATTAGAATCCCACTCTAAGATGGACAGTTTGTCATACTGTTTTAATGAACTCGACTGTCTTGTAGTTGATCCATTTTTATCCTATGGAAAAACAGGAAAAGGAAGACGTGACTCCACAAGAAAAGCTGATTTGTTTTTTATTAAACGAGAAGAAAAACTTGACTCCTTTAGTATGCAGCTTGGTGAAAACGAAAAACTTCCTGATTGAAACCGAACATGAAGTGTTCCACGATGAGATTAGAAAACAATTCAAAGAAAGAATGAACTCTATTTTGATTCAAGAGTTTTCTAAGAACTTTACTATTTCGCCAGAAGAAGCTATGATATTGTTTGAGGATATCTCCTTGGAGGAACACTTTGAATGTTAGAGAAAGTTTACATCGTTCTCGTTGAAGATGAGAATGGTGAGAGTATGCAAATCCATTCCGTTCATTCTAATGAGGATGACGCTCGTAATGTTGCTGAATCAATTGAAAGACAGAGCGATTTAATTGCATATGTTGAAGAACATTCTGTTACTTAGTTTATTTTTCCTTAGTGCTTGTTCAAGTATCCCAATCGATGAGCCTAAGTGTAAGATTAAACTTATTAGAATCGATAAAGAAGTAAACGAAATCGAAATCTGTAAAGCGGAGATTAAATGAATATCTTTGTTTTAGACAAAGACCCTGTTAAAGCAGCCGAGATGCACTGCAATAAACATATTGTCAAGATGCCACTTGAAGTAGCACAGATGCTTTGTTCAGCCTTTAACCAAGGTGATGCTCCTTATCGCAGAACACACTATAATCACCCTTGCTCCAAGTGGGCAAGGGAGTCTAAGCAGAACTATCTTTGGCTTATCCAACACGGCTACGCTCTTTGTATAGAATATACTGCTCGTTATAATAAACATCACAAATCTGAGGATATCATCAAGTGGTGTGCCCTGAATATTGACAAACTCAATCTTCCTGACATTGGATTGACCGAGTTTGCTAAGGCAATGCCTGATGAATGTAAAGTATCCAACGTAGTTCTTTCTTATAGGAAGTATTATCTCATGTATAAGAAGGATTTTGCCGTTTGGCCTGCTGGTAAGACGCCTGAGTGGTGGAGTTTTAGTCCCGCTCCACCGACTTAAAAGTTGTGGGGGAGGTTTTTATGAGCTTACCTGACGAAAAGTACAGAGCAGTTAGACGTATTCCGAATATCATTAGAGCCCTACTTCAATCTAAGAAGAATAGGATTGCCCGTGCGTGGAAGAAAGAGATTTATTACGCTCTTAAACATTACCCGTGGGACACCGATAAAATTCGCGTAGACGGTCACACGGAAGAGTATAAGCAGCACGCTTGGAGTCATGAAGAGATTCAAGATTATATAAAAGCGGTTGATAGATTAGTGAATTCTGAATCTAAAAAAACTAAACGTAAAAGAAAGAAGAAGTAACGATCACCAAAGAGACGACCTTGAGGATTGCATACACCTAGAAAGATCGACTGTGGGCGAGAGGTGTACCGGTTTGCATAGGGGTCTTATAAGCCTTTGGTAGTGGGTTCAATTCCCACCTCGCCTACCATTTTAATATGAAAAAACTTATAATCTCGCTTTTTCTTTTCACCATTGGCTGTGGAAATGGGCTAGAAATTAAATATGTTGAACCTGAAATCAGACCTCATTTAGAAAAGTTTAGGACGCTTTACAGCGTCCCCGCTGAAATCGAAATCAAATTCACCGATCTTGAAATAATGATTGCAGGCGTGTGCTATTCATACGAAAGTAATCCAGATTGGAATTACATTGAGATTGACAAAGATTACTATGATCTGTATAGTAATACAGAAAAGGAAGAACTAATCTTCCATGAACTAGGACATTGTATTTTTAATAGAGATCATACGACTGAGCGTATGATGTATAAGAGTTACAGCGTGCCAATAAGCATTATGTATCCTTATATGTTTGGTGGTAGTTGGTTCTATGAACAAAATCTAACTCATTATTATGATGAGTTAGTGAAAGGGAAAAAATAGTATGACTAAGACTAATGTTGTTGTTCCTAATGGTGGAGTTTCTTTTGAATCAGGTCGTAATGCATATCGCGGATCGGTCACTGTAGAAGGGGTTCGTTACCGAACCAATCGCTGTAAAACTCGTCGAGCTGCGGCGCGTGAACTTTCCCTCCTACGTCAAAAGCTTCTTGTTGATCTAACGATGCCGAAGAGTCTTCGTCTATATAAGACTAAGAATCGTTCTTCGCGCTAAAGCTAAACACTACCGACCTTAACCCGGTTAGGTGTTGTTAGGGTAGCACCCTAGCTGATCTGGCGAAATGCGAGGGAGCCCAGTAAGAATGTCTAGACCTCGCACATTTTTATGGAAATATGGAAAATAAAATGAAGAAAATTGTAACTATGACCGAAGTCGAAGGAGAAGGATTAATTGCTCTTATGGGTAAAAAAGTCATGCTCTTTTGTATGAATTATATTTATACAGGCACTCTCAGTGGCGTAAATCAAACTTGCGTATTGTTGGAGGATGCAGCAATTGTGTATGAAACAGGAGCTTTTGATTCTAATAAATTTAAAGATGCACAAAAGTTACCGCATTCTTTATATGTTCAAACTGAGTCTATTGAATCTTTTTGTGAAACAAATAAATCATGAAACGAAGTTTAAAACAAAAATGGTCTAGGTTTGCGTCTTGGTCTGGGTCTGGGTCTGGGTCTGGGTCTGGGTCTTGGTCTTGGTCTGGGTCTTGGTCTAGGGCTTGGTCTGGGTCTTGGTCTAGGTTTGGGTCTGGGTCTGGGTCTGGGTCTTGGTCTGGGTCTGGGTCTTGGTCTAGGTTTGGGTCTTGGTCTGGGTCTTGGTCTGGGTCTGGGTAGGTTAATCGGGACGGCGTGGGAAGCTATGGGTTGAACTTGGACATTGCGGACATGAAAGCCTCATTAGAGACACGCAAGACGCAGAATCTGCATTGAATGTACTGTTGAAATACCCACGTTAGGGGCTGCTCAATGCTGGCAGGGATCGCATCCTGCTCCCGATTTTAATTTAGGTGTGATTATGACTATACCATAGGCGAATATATGTACGAGAATCTTTACTTAACCGCCATACCGAAGGAACTCTTACTGTTTTGAATGATATTGAGGATAACCAATGACTCAAGAGTTTTTTGCTGGACTTTTTATCGGACATTGTGCTATTATGGGATTAATTGGAGTAATATTATTACTTCGTAATAAAAACTAAAAATTAGTCCCAGCCTATAGTTTTTAAAATTGTGGGGAGAGTTTTTTTGAAATGCTTGAAGAACAACTAATTGTCATCGAAGATCGAGCCAAACTTCTAGATAAAATTATTTCGGATTTACAAACGGACTTGAAAAGATTGACCAAAGAAACCGAAAAACTTAAAACTAAACTCAGTAATATTACTTCCACATGCGGCGGTTGTTGTTCAAAGCGGTGTGAATAATGAGAGAAGGCGATGTAGTTTTAGTTGTAGGTAATCTCGATGATCGAATTAGAAATAAGGATCTAAACGAACCTAGAAGTGGAACCGTTATCGGATTCACATCTGAAAACGTTATTGTATTGTTAAGTAACGGAGATCTTTGGGTTGGACCTAAAAGAGAAATAGTAGCAGATGAACAATAAAGAACTTTCTCGCCTAGAAGAAAAGTTAAAGTATGACGATCTTTCGCATGACGACTGCGTTCTTTTAATTCAAGAAATTAAAGCACTAAAACACATTGTTCAATCTTATGAGCAGATTCTAGAATCCGAACAAGAAGGAAAATACTCACAAGGGATTTTTGTTTTTAATCCAGCAACAGATGGAGATAGCGTTTTAGTTGCATCTTCAATAGGTAACAACATAGAAAAAATTACAATAAACAAAGAAACGTTGTGGTTACATAGTGACTACACGATCACGCGCTTTGAAAATAACAATCAGATGCTTATTGATTTTTCAAATTATTTAAACAATAATAAACTTTTTATTGATGAAACAGACAACGATATTATTTACATTTACTACTCAATAAGGAGATAAATATGGATATGAGTTCATTTGAACATCTTTTCACCGGGAAACGAATCAAAAACAAAAACTTAACCGATGTCTCTATTTTTGTAAAAGAATGCAAACCGCAGGTTATCACAAACGGCTGGGGACCAGATGAAGTTGACAGGGTTTTAGAATTAGAGGTAGTATGGATGAACGATCTCTACGAAATGGAGATTGGATCAGATACACTTTACATTCACCCTGAAACACTAACCGAGTGGTACATCTATGAACCAATCAAACAAGCTTCTGAGTAACGTTACTGCATTTAGAACTTACGCAAAATATCTCTCTCACCTTGGTCGAAGAGAAACCCTAGAAGAAACCATTAACAGAAATATGATGATGCACCTTGAGAGATTTCCGCACCTCTCCAAGGACATCGTAAAGGCTTACCAAAGAGTTCACGCACTCCAAGTGATGCCCTCCATGCGAGGACTTCAGTTTGGCGGCGAAGCTATTCTTAAAAATAATATCAGACAGTATAACTGTTCTTTTATTCACATGAAGGATGTTCGTGCCTTCGGTGAGATTCTTTTTCTTCTCCTATCCGGAACAGGAGTGGGATATTCGATTCAAAAAGTTCACACAGAACAATTACCGCAAGTTCAGATTCCTAAAGAAGAAGGTGAGTTCTTAATTCATGATTCCATCGAGGGATGGGCTCAAGCCCTTGATGTCCTTATGGAATCATACTTCTTTAGGCGTATTCGACCTAAGTTTAATTTCTCAGCTATTCGAGAAAAGGGTTCTTATCTGGTGACAACCGGGGCACGAGCACCCGGCCCAGAACCTCTTCGTAGAATGCTTAATGAGGTCGAAAAACATTTGAAGGAGGCTTCGGGGAGAAAGCTAAACCCGATTGAAATCCATGACCTTAATTGCATTATTGCTGATTGCGTGTTGGCTGGTGGCATTAGGCGAGCAGCAATGATTTGTCTATTTGATAGGACAGATGAATCCATGCTAAAATCTAAGCATGGGTCATGGTGGGAAAAACATCCTTACCGCGCTCGTGCTAACAACTCAGTTGTCCTACCGAGACAAGAAGTAACTGAAGAAGAGTTCTACCATGTGTATAAAATGTGCATCGACTCTAATTCAGGAGAGCCCGGTTTCTTTTGGACAAACGACGTTAATATTGGAACCAACCCCTGCTCAGAGATTTCTCTCAACACTAATCAATTTTGTAACCTAACCACTATCAATCAGACTGGAGTTAAAGACAAACGTGATTTTCTCAATCGGGTTTACGCTGCTACTCTTATTGGGACTCTTCAGGCTGCTTACACAGATTTTCCATATATTCGTCCTATTTGGAAAGAAACTACAGAACGAGAAGCTCTGCTCGGAGTCTCATTCACTGGAATCGCCGATGCTGTTGGTCAGATCAACGAAGAGTGGCTACAGGAAGCATCAACGCTTGTTCTAGAAGTAAATCGGAAGTATGCAAAAAAAATCGGAATCAACCAAGCTGCGAGAACTACCGCCATTAAACCAGAAGGAACTGCATCATGTGTTCTTGGTAGCTCAAGCGGTATTCACGCTCGTCACTCTGAGTATTATCTTCGCCGTATTCGTATGAATAAAGATGATGCACTATCCCGCTACCTCTCTTCTGTTATTCCAGAACTAGTTGAGGACGACGTATTCAGCCCTACAGGCGTTGTTGTCACAATTCCACAGGAATCCCCCAAGGGGTCAATCCTTAGAGAATCTGAGACGGCTCTATCGCTTTTAGACCGCACTCTATTCTACCATAAGAATTGGATTCAGCCCGGACATAGATCAGGTGCTAACACGCATAATGTAAGTGTCACCATTTCTTATAAACAGGAAGAAATCGAAGAACTCAAGCTTCGTCTTTGGGATAGTAGACATAATTACACTGGTATTAGTTTGCTTCCTTTCGATGGAGGAACTTATCAGCAGGCTCCTTTTGAAGATTGCTCTAAACAAAAGTATGAAGAATTCACAAAGCTAGTTGGTGAAATTGATTTAAAACAAGTTAAAGAGATGGAAGATAACACAACCCGTGTTGAAAACTTAGCGTGTAGTTCCGGCGTATGTGAATTGACGTTTTAATATGGCTAAAAATTTGATAGGACTTTCATTTAATAAATTGACAGTAATACAAAAAACATCGAGTAATCGTCAGGGTTGTTTAACTTGGTTATGTATATGTGAATGTGGTAATAAGGTGACCTTATCCTCAGACCATTTAACTAGAAAAACAAACCCTGTAAAATCTTGCGGCTGCTATAAAAAAGCATACAAGGGGAAAAATCACATTCAATGGAATGGATTTGAAGAAATATCAGGAAATTGGTGGTATAGTCACGTTCTTAGAGAACGTAAGAATAAAATAAGACAAAAGGTACCAGTAAACATTACAATAGAATTTGCTTGGAATTTATTTTTAAAACAGAATAAAAAATGTAATCTATCGGGACTTGATCTAGTGATATCAAACAACAACAATCTAAACACGGCGTCCGTTGATAGAATAGACAGTTCTAAAGGATACGAAGAAGATAATGTCCAATGGGTACACAAACATGTTAACTTTATGAAAAGAACATACTCAAACGAATATTTCATCCAGATGTGTAAACATATAGCCGAGTTCAAAAAATCTTAGCGCTGGGGGAGTT